GGCCTGGTACGAGGGCGAGGAAGAACTTATCCAGATGTCATAGTTGAGCGTATCAAACGATGGAATGGTATAACTTCCAGTCCAGATTTGCGCATTACTAAAATTGCTTATAGATCCAGGGAAAAATTCTATGGCAGTCACAGATACATGCGATCCCCCAAGCGTAACCGAAGTAGAGGAAGCTCCAGTATTCACTCCTGCCACATTCAAGGGAAACCGCGCAATAAATCGGATGGCACTTTGCGTTGTTGGCTTCAGCGTATTACTGGAAGCAGTCATGTTTGTTAGCGTACCTGATGCAAAGTCGCTTGTTGTTTGTTCTATCAACGTAAATGGCGTACCAGCTCTGGCCAGTTCTAGATCTCCGGTGTTGGTAGTCACAGGCGGGCTAGCTGTATTAGGTGCATACGTAAATGGCGATACGGTGCTGGTTGCTGTTGTTCCTGAAAGCGTCCCTTGCGCAAATGTAGCCTGGGTGTAATCCGCTTCTATTGCATACTCGCCCCAAATATTGTTATCTTTCTCGATTTTGTCAAGAAAATCGCAAGCAATATCCCCAGCTGTCCAGTTTAGATAATTGGTTCCATTTGTATTGGTGCCGATAATGCCGTTCGCTTCTTTGTCGTAGTCTCTGTGGTGATCGGCAAACGTCATGTTGTGCTCACGTTGCGGGATTGATGGATCGGCGGAGACTTTGCTTAATTTATCGCTGGCCAGATAGCCATCGTAAATTTTGCCCTGGGTGGAGTCGGAGAAAATAACTGGCATATTTGGGATATAAGAGAGATTGCCGCTAACATCTTCACCAGTCAAAGTAAGCACACTACGCTGATCTATTATGTCAGTAAGCGTGAAGGACTCGTTCTTAACCGGAATGCCAGAGCCTGTTTGAAAAGCGGAAGCGCCTACCAGACAAGTAAGACCTGTAGCAGTCGTAATTATACTAGGTGCCGTTGTCGTGCCATCGTTGGCAACACCCATTGTTGCAGAGTTCGACACATAAACGGTAAATACGTCAGATGACCAAGCTGTATTACCGCTTAGTACATAACAGTCTATATATAAAGTTTCATTTGCCACAAATTGCCAGGGGAAGTTTATTGTCACTGAGGGCGTGGTGTAACTGGTTTTTGTGGTTGAGAAAGTCTGGCTACTTAGCGTCGAGGTGCCAATTGAGTAGTATGTTCCATCCATTGTGCGACGGTACCACCTGGCAATGAGTGAGGCCCCACTTTTAGATGTGCCACTCTTAGCCAGAGTGAACGTGCTAAACCAGGAACCGGCAAGAATCGTGTTTCCCTGCAAATTAACTGACCAACCATGCCCCGAAGGTGCAGGCAGTACAGATGTTCCGCTTGACGTGCCACCTTGGCTTAACAATTCTACATATAAATTGCTGCCTGAGCTAGGCATAGTGACTGACACGGAAGTTTCAGCTCCACCTGTTATTTCTGACATTTGATCAGACTGAGTAAGCCCTCCAAGAGTTGAAGCAATGTTGCTGGCATAGAATGTTGTTGCATTGACCCCTATGAGGAAATGATTCAGGACTTGTTGAGGTGTTAAAACATAGTTATAAAGTGCAATTTCATCGAGATCGCCACTGAGCGGCGAGCCTGCATAATAAATATCTGTGTCTATTCCGACAAAATTACCCGCACCACTACTGTAGACAGTACCATTAAGATAGAGCGTTGTGATACCTGTGATGTTGGAGGTTGTAACAACGACATATTGCCAACTACTAGAAGTTTTAATCCAAAACTCTAACGAAAGAGCAGTCCACGTACTTGGATTAAGCGTATAAGGTAGTGACATTGTGGCAGTTGACGAGAAGAGTATGGACGTATCAGTATCGCCTACGATGGCTCCAGGTTGACTGTAGGTGATGCCAGTAGCAGGTAACGTTCCATTGTTGCCATTGCCACTGCTGTCATGAGCTACAAGGCCGCTAGGCTCTCCGAGCCTGTACCAAGCAGTAGGCGCATCAGCTAAAATAGTTGAAGAATACGACACACTATGCTCCTACGAATGATACCACTTGCTCACACTGGAATCCCATTTGAAAAACATACATCTATTCGCAGCAATTACGGCTGATACCCCATCAGCTACGTTTGAAGTGCCAACAGCCGCAAACGTAACAGTAAAAGCCGACTCATTGGTCACCACACATTCTTGCCCTGCTTGCGAACCGGCTTGCATAATAATGCCGGTCACGTTGCCAGTGGGAGCAACACGTGCCTCTCCTATACTCGCAGTGGTTATGGTTCCATTATTTGCAATAGCGGCTGCGCTTGCGCTCTGTCCAGTAGAAATCATGCCAGCGTGCACCGTATTGCCTGCCTTATCGACGGTAAACACATCGGCAAATGAACTGTTTTGCACATCAATGAGTGCGGCACTTTGGCTGCTACTGTTTGCGAAGACAACCAGTCCTTTGTTGGCGTCCGCTCCTGTGTCAACCACAAGCGCAATGGTTGAGTTGGCAGTTGTATTGATGCCCACACCACCTGGAGATCCACCAGACACTTGAAATTTTTGAGAGCCAGATTGATTGAGAATGACAAATCCGGCTGTAGCATCAGTCTTCTTCTGGATACCGCCTGATTTTCCGAATGTGCCATCAGGTGTAAGACCACTCACAGCCACAAACAAATCATCGTTTAAGCTAAAAGAGCCACTTGAAAGAGCACTACCAACCGTCTGGTAAACATTCGCTATAATGGTATTCAGTCCTTCATTCGACGGATTGAACGCACCACCACGGCATTCAGTAATCATTGTCTGAATCATCGAGTTGACGTTTGTAAGCGCAGTTGTGACACCTGCCGATTGAAGAATTTGACCTGGGAATGGAGTCAAACTCGCGGCTTGCCCTAGTTGAATACCAATGGCACTTGTCCAATTTCCGCTTGAGGCATAAATACTGCCACCAACCCAAGAATTTCCAGCGCCAATTAGAGCAAGATTGGTGTAGTATGCCCCTTCAGCCACGCAATTTGTGAACTGATTTCCGCTTGACTCGATAAGCCAGCAGCATACTCCTGTCGCATTTGGCGAAGCATATCCATGACAATTAGTACAAAGAGTACCTGTCATGTTTGGCGCAAAATGAAAGTTATGTGAACCGTTTACAAAGCTCACCACATTATGCATGCGACTATCATGTGGCCCACCCATCTGCAAACCAATGCCGTTGTTATCATGAAATTTGCAAGTGTCGATGTAGGATTCCATTTCATCAGATGGCGAACTGAGGCCCGCTCCACCATTCCAATCGATGAGTGCGCCCCCGGTGTACCCGTTAAGTACTTGCAAGTCACGAAGAATAAAATTGTATCCATAAAATCTGAGAGGGTAGGAAGTCCCCGATGACTGATTAGCTTTGTTGCCGTCAAGCGTCAAATCTCTGATTGAGAAACTGAGTAGAGTGCCAGCGATTCCACTATTGGCTGCGGCAGCGAGATTAATACTGCTTGTTTGTGCGCTGAAAAGATCAGTATTTGCTCCATTTTTCAGTTTGATCGTTGTATTGCCGAGCCCTGCGCCAACAATTTCCACATTCGGAAGCAAGGTTTGATTGCCTGTAATATATGTACCCGGTGGGAAAAACAATGTTCCGCCAGTGCTGCTGATTGCCGTGAGCGCGGCAGAGATTGCAGACGTATTATCTGTGCTTCCATCACCCAAGGCTCCATACTGCATCACATTAGTGTACAGACTTGGAATAAGACTTAAAAATGTCATACAATACACTTCCTACATGATATATATACTAATATGATCTTTTGCCTAAACCAACATTGATGCTTTGCATGAGACTTACACCCATCAGAGAAATAAGCATTTGGCTATCGAGATAGACACTGATATTGGCTGTTTGTGCTCCACCACCACCGTTACCAATCGAAATTGGATTGTTGCTACCAACACCTGATCCCGTCGTCAATGGATACACACTTGAGCCGCCTGGCAACGAGACGAGTTCCGGCCCGGCTTCACCCACCATGGCAAGCCCCCCTGAAAAACCTTCTATACCTGAAGCAAATGCAGGTATCATAATGCCTGAAAACATGGAACCTAAAGCGCCATTGATCATGGCCCCAATGTTCGGTATTGGTGGCATTTGGATACTGCTGAACATCCCACCAAGAGCGCCGTTAATCATGGCTCCAACGTCGGGAACTGATGGCATCTGAATGTTACCGAACATCCCACCCAATGCCCCGTTGATTATGCCTCCAATATCTGGAATACTCGGCAAGGTAATTCCCGAAAACATCCCACCCAATGCCCCATTGATCATCCCGCCAATGTTAGGAATTGATGGGAGCGTGATGCCGGAAAATACACCGCCTAATGCGCCGTTGATCATTCCACCGATGTCAGGAATGCTAGGTAAAGTAATGCCTGAGAACATCCCTCCAAGCGCACCATTGATCATCCCCCCGATATCGGGAATAGATGGAAGGGTAATTCCCGAAAACATCCCACCCAAAGCCCCATTGATCATTCCTCCAAGATCGGGAATATGGGGCAAAGTAATGCCTGAGAATGCTCCTGAAAGGGCTGAACCAATGCCACCTAAGTCCAAATGTGGCAACTGAATACCAGAAAAGGCCCCTGCCAAAGATGAACCAATATTACCTAGATCAATATGAGGTAGTTGGATGCCGCTAAATGCTCCACCAAGAGAAGAAGCTATCCCACCTAAATCGAGGTGCGGCAATTGAATGCCTGAAAAAGCTCCACCAATGCTTGATGCTATCCCACCCAAGTCTATATGTGGAAGTTGAATGCTACCGATTTGATCAGCAATTTGTCCACCGATACTTTGTGCTCCGCCTCCAGAACCGCCTGCTTTGATATTATGTGTCAGCACTCCATTGGCATAATAGGTGTGTGTGCCATCAACCGTAATGTTATAAACTTGCTCAACTTGCCTCTTTTCAATGGTAACAAGAGTGCAAGTGCCATTGATGGTAGAAATAACATCGCCTATCTGTAATTGGCTTATGGGCAGGTCGGGACTCTCTTCTCTTGTCATGGCAGGCGAGAGCGATCGCCACCCGGTATCAGGAGAGTACAAGGGGTGTGAGTCTGTTAAGGTAAGCGTGTTTCCATCGGAAAATGTTAGTTCATAAGTTTGTTTGTGTGGAAAAGTAATACAAGCCAGGATTGTCGCTGGACGTTGTTTGTTGCCATCATATCCGAGGACTTGCTCACCTGCTCGTAGCTGTTCAATAGGTTTTTGGGTGCCATTTGCCATGAGTATAGGCGTGCCAGCAACGAAACAACCGCCATCGAAAAAACCACCTGCGCCCATTCCTTGACCACCACCACCTATACCAAAAAAGCTCCTGAAGCCTTGCCCGATATCTCCTATGCCTCCTCCTCCACTAAACATACTGCCAATCCCGGTAAGGTTCTTTGCAAAGTCCATAAGCCCGCCGCCGCCACCACTCAAGAGGCCGCTCAAGCCACTGAATGTATTCCCAAGGGCACCAAAATCTATTCCCCTGCCAGGGCCAAACAGAACAGAACCTGAAGCTGATGGCCCACTTGCTGTATAGGCATTATCAGGAGTAATAGGAGTCCCACCGCTATTGAGATAATCCTGATACGCTTGTTGATCAGCTGCCGTATATCGTTTGTCCTGATAATCTAATGCCAGTTGTCGTGGTGATGGAGCTGGATGTGACGCGTTATAGGATGCTTGCTGCCTTTGTAAATATTGTTGTGCAGACGAAGCGTATTGTGCCTGTGCTAAATAATTAGGATCAGATCCTTCCTGCATGAACATGTCGCCTTGATATTGCAATTGTGTCGCAGATGCACTGACGGTCCGAGGGAGTTGGACGAATTGTTTTTGATAGTCTATTTGCGCTTGATCTGCTGGCCCTGGTCCCTGGAATGGTTGTGAAAGCCCATACGATTGAGCGATTTGATTGATCATTCCCTCGCCACCACCTTGAATCATCTGCATTCCAATGCCCTGTCCACCAGGAACAGTCATGGAAACTAGTCCTCCAGCTATGAGCCCTAAGTTGGAAAGATAAGAAGCGGTGCTCCCCAATGCACCACCTAGACCACCAGCACCACCACCTTGATTCATTTGGTAGTTCAATGCATTCAAGGTAGGAAGCATATTTTGTCCAAACGACTCGGAAAAGCTCTGTCCTGACTGTTGCATGGATTGGTTCAACGCATCAACTGTCCCAGTAAAGGTTCCCATGGAATGCGCAGCTGGCCCTTCGGCAATAGCAGCTGCATCATAGATGGCCCCTCCAACTTGCATGACCATTTGCCCAACCATTTGGAAGGCCATGAGTGGCATAATCCAACTGCTCACACCCATCATAAAACCGCCAAGGTCAGACATTGCGCCACTTAAAGTCTCTCCTATCCCACCACTTTCTTTGGCAAGCGACTCAACAAAAGTTTTTGGGCCGTATTGCTCAGATCCTACACCGCCAAATTTATTGATCCCTATCATCATATCGCCCATGGACTGGTTGGCAGCACTCGCCGAAGTTGTAATATCGTCAGCACTCTTCTGCACTTGTTGGGCATTCGTATTGAAAGCAGCAAAATTATCACTAGCTTGCTTGGTTGATGCACCTAAAGTTGTGACATCTTCACTTGCATTCTTTGCCCCAGTTGCCATAGCAGTCCATGGATCAGTCTGATTAAATTCACCCATAGCCGTTTGGGTGTCGGCAAATACGCCATTGGACTGTTGCATCTGACCAAGAACGTCCGAATAATTCTTGCCGATGGACTGCGCAAAGCCATCCATGCTTTGGCCTGTCTCTTGCAAGTATCCCTGGAGCATCATAAATGGCTGCGGTGTCGTAACCAGATCTTGGAATACGCTCATATTTTCTTCAAGGGTGCCTGGGGACAATGCAGTCTGTAAAGCCGTCATATTATCCGCAAATTGAGAGACGGCAGGAGACGATTTTGCAAGAGATTCCTGCATCGAGGTAAAACTTTTACTTGCATTATCTACCGGATCTTGCAAACCCTCATAGGCAGTTTGAACATCTTCAATGGCTTGCTGATGCTCTCCCAACGTATCGCTAAAGCTAGATACCGCCTCTTCGCCTGAACTTGCAGCCTCTTCAAACCCTTTTGTCTCCTCTGCAAGTCCACTCACCTCGCCTGCCGTAGCACCAGCCTGCTTTTCCATCGCCGCAAGTTGATCACCAAGAGCGCCTGCACCATCACTGCTTGCCCCTGTAGCACCTTGTAGTTTCTCAAGCGCTGCAGCAGCTTCATCTGCACCTGACGTATCTGCTTCTATTACTATTTTAGCTTTGATTTCTTCGCTCATACCTCTTTTATCACCTCCTTTCTTTTATGATTTCTTGCTTGTTACCCTTTTATCAGTTGCGTGCCACCCTGCGATCTCTGATTAAATGGTCGCTTTGCCTGACTCCCTGGCACTCCTGTAAACCCTTTGAAATGTTCTGCAAACGTCGGGTCCGTCGTGTCGATGATTTCCTCATCATCGTCATCAACTGCTGGCTTTTTCGTTTTGCCGTCCCCGTTAAAAGCCCTCACAATCGCGTAGATGAGTCTGTTGGTTTGGATTTCGTCGTCTCGATACAGATAGGCAACTGCATGTGCTAATTCAGCACTATCTTGATAATCCTCCAAAAAGCTTCCAAGTCGTTTGTATCCCAGCCGTTCCATGAGCCTATAAGCGTCATAGACAGCCGGGATTTCTAGTTTTTTCTTGCTTGCTCCGCAGTATTTGGAAGCATTTTAGACAGCCGCAGAATGACCATGAAGAGTCGTTCAACAGCCGCACCGTGTTCTGGCTTCTTTGTAAGCATGGCTCTGTGTGACTCTCGAAACGCTTTGTGTCCTGACTTTGGATTAAAACATCCGTACAAAAGCACTTCAAACATTGCGCGGCGATAATCAGTATTGCCTATATCCTTGTCATACGCAGCCATGCTCACTGCAACACGATCCTCTGCTGAAAGTGCCCGACAAAGCACTTTCATCTTCCATTCAGGGACGAGCACGACTTCTTCGGCTGGCTTGAGTTCAGTGATATGGCGGATAAATGCCATATCATCATCAAATTCAAGCCATTCTTCTTCAGCGTGACCATTTGGTGATGCCGCTTCTTTTGTCGTGTCTAACTCAACTATATCTGTCTCTGGCATAACTACACTTTCTACCTATCTACCTACATGCGAATAACTGTGGTTGTGCTAAATGTGTTCGACGTGATCTGATACACCGGGCCGGTGGATTGGAAATTGATGGATTGCTTCTCAACATCGTTAGCAGCGTCCATTTGTTGCATTTGTGTCGGGAAAGCGTAGAACTGATAACGTTTTCCGTTTGTCTCGTCCCAGTAGAGTTGACAGAGGATAATCCCACCCGAGATGTTGATGTTACCTACGGCCCCTGGCGAAATCATTTCATTAAGAATGCGGGCATCGTCACGGTAGCAATCCACAGAAAATGTCATGGTCTTGAGCGTAGCCGTATATTGTGCCCATGCACCACTGGCCTGAAATGGCGTCGTGTCTTTTGTTTCTCCTTTGACCTGCATCTTCCAGGCGTGTGCCCCATCGAGTGCGGAGAGTGTAAAGTAACTGCCTGCGTTGATACGGACAAAGTTATTCGTCCCTGGTGACCTTGCTGTATTGAACACAATCTCGCCAACAGGCCAGTACATGACATAATCGGTTACTGTGGCCCAGCCTGTCGAGCCGTTTGGACTACATTGTACAGTGAAAGTTTGGGTTGGGTCCCACGCCTGGTGGGTATTAGCGAAATAGTTGATATGGTTGCCGGAGTCGGTACAACTTTCCGGCGAGCCAAGGACTGTTGGAGGAGATGTAGAAAGCCAAACATCCCCATTTACTCCGGCAACTGCACTCATTGTATATTCCTTGCACTATTTTAAGAATAAGTTATCGCGCCTGTTCCCGTGAATGAAAAATCTACCGTTTCTGCATTTTGTGCATCAACGTTGGGATCGATGCCCGTCAAGATGGCATTGCCGGTGAAGGCGTGAGGAGTGCTTGCAATGGTAAATGTCATACTGACGGTTGTGTTGAGTAGCGCGAAGAGGTTGGTCTGCGCAGTATCGCTTGTGTCGATGAAGGCGGTTATTTTGCCAGTCCATGACTTGAGTGTGGCAAGGTTTACCGTCCAGTTTCCCGAAGCGCCAAAAGGTGTTACGTCTTTTGTCGCGCCTTTGAGTGATAATGTCCATTTAGATGCATCAGTGAAGGCCGTAGATGCCTCCGTGCATGAGGCACCAATTCCTGCAAGTGCCGCCAATTTTTTGCTCCCTTCTTTGCGGGGGAGGCAAAAATCAAGCCATACCCCCAAACGGTGTATGGCTCAAGGCTCTCGGTGTGATCTATCAAAAAAAGCCACGATGCTGATTGCTCAGTCCCGTGGCTCAAGGCTCTTTTCTGTTGTTAGCTTCATTATAGCGTGTGCTAGTACTTGCTGTCACCTATTCCTAATCAGTGAACTCATCAAGAGCTTTTCGGAGATATTCTGGAGTGGCCCCTTCAAGGTACTCGACCAACTTTTCCGTCATCTCACGCCCTGCAACATGCGATACTCTCTTGGCTGGAATAACACGCCCGTGACGCCTAAAGTATGACGGGGTACGATGCCCACGATCTACCCAGTCATAGTATCTGGTAGCATTGATAAACTCGATCTCAAATCCCCCTGGTACGCCTCTATCACCGCCCATTAATCTCCCAGATCGTACCGGCGTTACAGATCTCCAGGCGTCTTGACCAGCCCTGGCTAACTCAACACCCTGTTTCTCGATCTTATCCAGTGTAGAGTATCCAACATCTTGAAAATGCGAGATGGCATTTTCAAGCCCTATCCACTCAACCCTGATTGTGTAGCCCATTATTGCACCTCCGAGATGTAAGCAGAAAATGAGATTTCGATGTTATCTCGTAGCGTGACTTTCTCAACTGGACAGGGACCATCTGGCTCTACCATATCGAAGCGATACAGCCAAATCTTCGCTTCAGTCAACTCGTTAGCCTCTAGCGAAATAATCGCCTTGAACGCATTCCCTACCTCTTCATCATCAGCAATAATTCTGATCACATTTCCAGTAGGCAAGCCATTCTTTTTCGGGACAGGCCCCTCTATTCGAATTCTCCGCCCAATCAACTCTTCAGCAGTGAAATCTCTGCCCTTCGATCCTGGTTGAATAACAGCCATCAGTCCAGCCTCCTGCTACCATTAGTAAATAAGTGTCTTCAAATCATCATCTGACAGCGAAAGCGCATGGTCCACACTGCAGATGAGATGGCCATTGATGTGCAGCATGAGAATGTTGTCATCGCCTGGCAGCACTTCAAATTCTGTATGGCCCAGTTGATTGAGTTTGTCGGTAAGAACCTTCTCTTGATCTGGTGTCATCTTGCCTCCTAGTTGGCTATAGCCATGATACAGTACTCGGCCCCGTCCGTGTGCCATTTTCCACTATCTACCCACTCGTCCCCGCTTGCAGGCTGTTCACGAAAACTACCAATGATAGTGCCACCAGTCACCGATGTTTGCGAGATAATAGTGAGAAGCGTCTCAATGCGTGCAGCTGCGCTTGCCAATGTTTGTTGGCTTCCAATCGGACCTACTACGAGTACGCGAAATCGCATATCTGAATAGGCTCTGCCACCACCAAAGACGGTATAATCTTTTCCTGAAAGGAACTTCACCAACATGTATGGCGTGGTGGTTCCTGGCATCGGGAACGTTTGGATAATGCCACCAGGCGCAAGTCCTTGCAGCGTGGTATCGCCTGAAAGAGTACTCTCTATCCAGGCAAAGACAACGGCTGTCTCTGTCGATGATGGCATTCAGTACTTCCTCTCAAATAATTTTTACTGACGGAATAGATCAATTAACATCTCCATATGTCCATCCATCGGGAAAGGCTCAGGAATGCTCACAATACGATATTTATAGTTTGTAGATGTCACAGGATCTATATTAGTATTATCTATTAATATGTCAGTTTGTCGTATATCATATATTCCCAATGTGTAAGCAGTGAAGCGCTCGACAGGTGCCACACCTTCGTAATACAGCATCTCAGATAGTGGCTCGTTATCAAGCTGCATGTAAATATTGCTTAGAACGTTCGTTGATGTATTGACACGCTGAACATTCACAAAGATATCTTTTGACATATGACCTTCATAAAACAAAAAGGCCGGAGGCACTCTGGCTCTCCGGCTCTAAAAATAATTTATTAACCACAGTATAGCATAAGCACATATCCTTGACGAGAGATGGTAATGAGTTTTCAGGAAGAAGCTATTTTGCTAGCTAAAACCCTTGACTCAATAACACAATTGTGTTATTATATAGACATCGAAGAGATAAAGAAAAGTTACAAAAGAGGAGAACAAAACAATGGCAAGAAGAAAAGTAGCAGTCAGCAAAGAGATGAGCGCAGAGCAAATTGCATATTATGTCCGCGATTTAATGAACTCATCTTCTAAGATTGAAGAGACCCTTGGTGAAGCAATGTGGGAAGCCATCTATGCTGCCAGAGATCGAATGGGTGCTTGTATACGGACACTGAGCGGTTTCAACGGCAAGTCTGAAGAAATGGACCAAGTTATTCAGTCTATCATAGCCAAACTGAGAGGAGAAGCGTGAGCGAGCAGACCATCAGGGAGGTGAGTGAAGCGACTGGAGTGAGTCGCTTCACTCTTCAGCAAGTAGCCAAGAGGGGCATAATACCAGCGCGTCAATCCGGCTCTACGTGGCTCATTGATACCGATTCAGAACAGTTTAAAAAGTGGCTAGAGGCACACTGGCAGCAATCACGTGTCAAAGGTCAGCGGAAAATGAGAGAGCAGGAGAACGATTAGGGCCGTTCTCCTGCTCTAAGTTGAAAGGACTACTTTCATGGAAGATAGTATACCACTTAAGAAATGTTACACGTGCGGCGAAGAGTTCCCTGTTACTCCTGAGTACTTTCATCGAAGAAAAACGAGTAAAGATGGTTTTCAACACGACTGCAAAACATGTCGTAAGGCGCGTGAAAATCAACGAGTACAGGATAGACATCTGCAACGGATAAACAACCCTATTGAGGTTACTAAGAAGCGTTGTACCATTTGCAAAGATGAAAAGCCTCTGGATGAAAAAAACTTCTCAAAAAACTACCGGACCCGTGATGGTTGGAACTACACGTGTAAGGAATGTGAGAGTAAACAAGCGCACGAAACCTATATGAGGAATCAGGAAGAAAGGAAAAGAAGAGTAAGAGAATATACTAGAAAAAATCGTCTCGTCAAGCGTGCCAGAGATAGGGCATATTATCGCTCTCACTCCGAACAGATTAGATCACACGTTAAAGAATATAGGCGTGTCCACACAGAGGAACATCGACAATATAGTCGAGAGTATGCCAAAAATCATCGCCAACAAAGACGTGTAAGTGAGCGTAACCGCCGGGCTCTTAGACGCAATAGAGGCACACACACAATTCAAGACGTTATTAATCAATACGCAAGACAACGAGGACATTGTTACTATTGCAGGTGCAAAGTTGCATGGGGTAAACATCATGTCGATCATATAATCCCACTGATACGAGGAGGAATGAATACCGCTGATAACCTTGTTATTACGTGTCCCACGTGTAATCTAAGGAAACGTGAAAAGCGACCTCATGAGTGGTTAGATGGTGGTAGATTGTTGTAACTAATATAAAAGATACAAGAGAATCATTTTACATTATTCTCTTGTATCTCCTGAGAATATCCTCTGCTTGTTCTGCTAAAAAGTTCTTTGGTCTTGCTACATTCCATCTTTGAGTTCTCTTGCCCATCGTTAATTGCTCAAGCCCAAAAGGATTGACCATTTGAACGAGCATCTCTGCGAGATAATACGAACAGGCCGTTTTTATGTCATCAGGAATATACTCGTATCCACCCGTATACGTAGTACGCATTAACCCCTCTCTCAAGAGAACGGTCCCTACATCCACCCTATACCACCCTTCTGCATGTACTACACTTTCTATTGATAAACTCACTTGATTATATTGATTAGTAAAGCTAAATGCGTGTTCCACCTCTATTAACGATATAATTGGATAACTTTTAAGAAATACCACTCTCGTTAATGCAGTCCTCGCTGGTGGCAAGTGTGCTAGTGCTAGTTGCATTGCCTGCGTTTGGAGCGCCTCGGTATATGGATCACTGCTAGATGAACTTCCTGCCTCCGTCACCTCTCTGTAAACAAGCTGGACGGTTTCACCACTACTGTGTCCATTTACAAGCTTGTCTTTCAGCATTACAGTACCAGGATAGGGACTCAACCACGTAGTAACATTCGTGCCACCTGGCACTACTTGTACCGTCTCCTGATTGCCTCCACCAACACCGACAATAACCGCCAATTCTGAAAGGTTATCGAAAGTTAGCAGTGAAGTAACAGAGATGGTTGTATCCCCTGCATTAGCTGATGCTGAGAGCGTCGTACTGGCAGGCGCTTGTAATCGCTTCTGGCAGTAGGTGTCGCAGCGCTCACTAGCCCGAGCCAGGAGTTGGTCAAGCGCACCGGGAAGAAGTTGATTCGTGATTGCTTGCACCTGTGGGTTTAAACCCATCGGTGTCATGGAAAATTCGGCAGGAGTTAAATAGAGGCGTGGGATAATATCACCGCCTCTCTGCTAAAGGACAGCACGCTACAACCCATCACATCGAGTACATTGTATTGTGTCATAGCGTACTTGTCCCTTCTTACGTAGCAAGATCACTTCCAGACGATCGTGATATCCATGGTTCCTGTTGTCGTGATGGAAAGACCAGTAGAGAACGCGACATCATACGTTGCCAACTTGGGACCATCTGAAAGCAGTGTGCCGGGTAGCGTTATTTTGCCAATGATCGGGGTTGTATTGGTAAGTGCATCGTCCATTTCAATGACACCGCTGGCAACAGGGGTATTGATGATGATCGCGTGTAGAATCCCTGGACCAGATTTCACCAACAATGTTGCAGCAGATGTCATACGTGAGTAGTTGTAGCCACCAATTGTCACCACACCCTGAACACCCAGTGCAGCAGGCTTGAAGATTGCGGAAACCGCTGCGTATGGCTCTGAACTGGCAATGGTCGCGGTTGGGATCACTGCCGTTGTACCTGGCAATGACTGAGACAATGCACCAAACGAATACAATCCTGCAGGCGTGGTGGTGTTTTGCGTCGAGTCAAGCGTCCAGTTGGTAGCAGCCGTAACAGAAGTAGCCTGAGCAGCGGTGCCAACTGCGATACCAAGGAAGGCCAGTGAGTTAGGCGTGGAAGCTGCAAGTGCTGAAAGTGTGGGTGTTGCGCTGGTGCCAGTACCCGACGTGGATTGATCAGGCTGCGCAACTACCTGAGTCAACAGACCACTCACCTCGTAGATTTGCATGGCAACAGAAGCAGCCGTACCAGCATTGGTAACTGTTACTGTGTTCGCACCGCCGATGATGTTCACAGCGTAAAAAATAGCGGCTTCAAAGGTGGTGCTATTCGCCTTCGTCACGGCCTGAGTGTAGGTGTTGCCAA